ACCAATAATAGGTAGCATAAGTAATTGATTTACAATTAAATAGAGATAGAATAGAGTAACACCTAAAAAAGTGGTGTCACTTAGCACTGTATTATCAAGTAGAGATACAGTGCGAGAGTTAAGACCTTCCCAATATGTCAAAGAACGTTGTTTGAAATTAATACGGAAAAACCGACAAAAGTAACCACTTTTAAGATTTTAATAATATTGATATTATTTAGATATTAATAGAAATAATAGATATATGTTTTCGCTTCGCTTTGTTCGTTCAGCTTCGATAACCTGAACTCTTTTTTCGCTACGGGTCATCCGCTTCGCTTCTTCCCTTGCTTCAATAGTCGTTCAGGCCATAGCGTAGCGCTGAACGAACGAGTAAATTACTTCGTAATTTTTAAGATGAGCCTTCGGAGAATTGCTCATTGTTAGATTGTTGCCTATTATAAGATAGGCACAAATAAAGAAAGGCCTTACGGCCTTTCAGTTAGTACTGTTGAGAAGGTGTCCTGCGGACGGCATACGGCTTTCGCCGAAGAAAGCATTTCGCAAAATTTAGACCACCCTTTCAGGGATGTCTAACGCTTCGCTAATTTCGCGATCAACCTTGCGGTTGTGCGCTTTGTAATAGTTCAGCAGCTTTGCGTTCAGCAGCTTCAACAAGAACTAATTTTTTCTTATTCAGAAGATAAGAAGCTCTATTCTGCATTTGAACTAAGGAAATAAGACGATCAGAACGATCGAGATGAACTACTGAGTTTTCATCAAAATCAGGTTCATCAGAATCATAGGATACTTTGGCATTAAATGTTACGCCATACATGTTTCCTTGAAGAAATTTATCTACTAACTTTTCGTTAGTTAAAACAGCGCCCTGAACAGTGGCGCTTTTTTTCTTTTTGATATTGCCGTTTGGCTTAGCCTTACGTGCAACAAATTGTCCTGTAAATTTCATAATTAAATTAGTGATGGATTTGAATGTCTTGGAACAGGTAATACAGCTGTGACATGATTCATAACATTTACGAGAAATGGGTCATAATCATCAATGGCAAATATACGCTCTACGTCATCCTCTGGCATTACATGAATAAAATCAGAATCGAGAACATAAGAAGAAGCACCCAAACGGGCAGCTGTAAAATTCTTTAATACTGCATCGTTTCGGAATTGTCCGTGAATAGTTGAAGGTATAAATCGGTGTTCAGCCCATCTTTCCTGATATCCAAAAGCTAATTCTGAATCAGGTATTGAAATATTACCCCAAATTTCAGCATTATACACTGCCTGTTCACCAAGATTAGCTAAATCAGGAAAAAAGAAATCAAATCGAGATTGTTTAAAATAATCTCTGCGTATTTGATTTGCATAAACCGCACGTGGCATAATAGACATTAATCCAATAATATAACCATGTTCAGGGGCTACAAATGAACCAATTTTATTGTATTTCGATGAAATACCATGACCACCATAAGTACCAAGCGGGGTAGTATCAGATTGGCTGGTCTGTAAAACTTCGGATATTGATACTGGTTGACGAGCACCACCAATAAATTCAGATTTTTGAAATCTTGAATCTCGCGATTTTACACCAAAGAAAGTGGATAGCATATCCCAATAATGAGCACCAGCTTTAAGAGAACGCTCAAGTAAATTTTGAATAGCATTTGCTTCACGTAATTCTTCTATTGAAAATGATGCTTGAGTATTTAAATTTATAGCATCAAAATCTCCGTACTGCGAAGAATTACCATCAACCATGAGTTTTCCATCAACAGGATCAACAACCAAACCATGATCAAATAAATGATTGTTACCTGCTGCTCGAGTACCATCAGCGGGTAACTGTGGTTCAGTCATTACACGTTGAGAAACACCCCGCTGGGGATATGGCCGTGCACTTGTAAAATAATCCTTCTCCCAAGCCTTCTTTCTCAAAACCAAAATATTCATATCTGACTCAGATTGGTTATCAAAACCATCTGATTTAGAGATTTCAATTTCGTTCTCTAAATCTGTGTCCCGAAAATGATCGTTCCAAATTTGTTGATAAGCCCTAAAAGGTAAAACAGATAAACCAATAGATGTATCTGTTGTAACTGTATTTGTAACATCAAATTGGTAACCTAAATGATCAGCTAACGAACCTGCCAAACCATCTTGATTTATGTTGATAAAATTACCTTCAGGAACTTCACCAGCATCTTTAAGCCATTGAGCAGAAGGAAAAACAGGTGTTTGACTATCCAAAGCACTTGAAGGATTTATAAAATCTTCCCAATTGTCCCAAATTATTCGATTTGGAACAAAAAAATAATGTAAATAGATATCAAACCGAGAATAAACCGGATTAATTAACGGTGTCATTCGGGCTAGACATTCAGTAGAAAGATTATACTTTCCAGAAGGTAAAGCAGCTTCGCAAAAAATAGGATACAGCGTTCCATCAGCTTTTGCTGTTAGCTGTCTTTCATGTGTAAGATCAAAAACAGATTTTTTCATAATTTTTCTTTTTTATGTTTAACTCTTAATGCATTTTGTAAGCGTTGATTAACGCCCTGATAATAGACGCGTTCATCGCGATGAGAACGTTCAGTAGTTGTAATTTCGTTCTGAAATTTAAGGTTTTGAAGTTCACGAGTAGCTTTTGAAAATATTTTTTCCCGAAAACGTCTCGGCATATGAACCAACGATCCATCACGATAAACACGTGTCCTTTCCATTGAATCGCATATATGCCAAATTTTTTGATCGTTAATATAGTCATCGCCTAATTTTTGAGAGCAACGAATTGCCGGTTGAACTTCAAATTGTTTTTTAAAATTTTGAGATTTCATCATATCTTTCAAAACATAGTAGAGAGTCGCAGAAGAAACTTCCCCGACATGAGTTTGACCTAAACCCCACTGATCAAGTAATAAATTGATATTAACTAGCTTGTTTGAAAACAAGATAAAATGATAGTGGGGTCTACGTCTTTTTTCACCGTATTCACCGCACAAAAAGTACTTCAATTTAACACCTTTAAAGATTTTTCTGACACGTTTAAAAAATTTTTGAGTGTCAGAAAAATTTAGAACAGCGGAGTAATCACCTTCGGGTAAGTATTCATCTGAATAAGTTAGAGTACAGAAACAGCAAAATGAGGCATTTAAAGCCTCATAATGAAGCCGTGTATACCAATCATTGATTCGCCTACCCATACATTGCGAACAATAGCCACAGGGTACAATATAACCCGTTTTTAGCTTAATAGGTACTTCACACATAGTTATAATTTAAAATCATCAAGATATGTGATTAAAATTTCGGTATGTTTAACCTTATCACCATCCTGAATTTCAAAAACAACCTTTATAGGATCATATTTCTGTTCGAAATCAAATCCCAGCTGGACAGCTTCATCACTTTCCATTACTTACGATCAGTACGTGAGTTAAAAACACTTCTACGACGTTTTTGCATACCACGATAGCCTTTATGAAATTGCTTGCGTGTTCCAAAACCAAAACGTCTACCTTTAAAAGATCGAGAGTTGTTCATCTTGTTGATTTTTAATAGTTTCTATTGGATTAAAAATTCCAGAAGCTTTAAAAGCGTCTGGCTCATAGCTGTAAAGCCATTGCAGTAAATATTCCAAATCACGAACAGCAGAACGAATAATTTGATCGTTCGTAATGCTTCCGCTTGAGATTTGGGCAAGGTGTCGGAGATTGCCAAGCCGTCGAGTAATTTTTGCAATCTTGTTTTCATCGAGTTTAAAATTTTCCATTATTTGAAATAATTCATTAAACCGCCTTTCAATTTATCATCGAATAAACGAGTAAGCAAACGAACAAAAATATTGTCGTTTGGATTAACACCGAGTTTTTTCCAATCCAGATCAAGATTTGCGATCTGTTTAGTTATACCAAACAATTCAGCTTCGCGACCTGCACGAGCTGATTCTAATTGATAGCGACCTAACTTTGTCTCATAATCCAATTTAACAGGATTATAACCGTCATATTTTTTTATTTCCTCTTCCCATTGAGAAAGACGAGCAAGACGGTTAGATTCAGAAAAAGCTTTGTCACCTGATATTTCAGAATAACGGTTACGCTCTTCCAGAAATTTAGGCAAAAATTGATTTTGCATTTTTTGTTGAGCGATAGTTTCCTGTAAACGAGAGTTTTCTAATTCAGCATTTTTTAAGGAAAAATATTCCTTTAACGTGTCGAGTTGGTTAGGAACTTCGACAGCATGCGTTTTATTTGCTGAATCAGGAGGAGGAGAAGAATTAGCAAAACTCATTTGACCCGCATAGCTAGGATTCATTCCAGCAGCTCGATAACGAGCCATAACCGCAGCAGGAGCATTGTATTCGTTTTGCTTTTGCCAATTCTGTTGAGCAAATTTTCGTTCCCTACGTGCAGCCAAACCACCGAAAATGTTGTTGGCAAGTGATGAAGCACCAGAGATTAGAAAGGGTAAAGCAGCACCAATAATAGGTAGCATAAGTAATTGATTTACAATTAAATAGAGATAGAATAGA